AGTAGTCCGAACGGAGCACCACACGGGAGGCAGAACTACTGAACCATTGATAGTCGCAATAGTAAGTAGAGGAAGAACCACCACAATGTGAGGCAATAACATCCATAAACCTACCATTACGCACTCGTATAATGTATTTGTCGCTGGCTGTAATGCCTTGAACTTCGCGTGTGGTACCATCAGGCATCATAATCTGCCATACAGCCGTTTTGGTCTTGCGGTTAGTGCCGAGGCTGTCGGTTACGATTGCTCCGTTACCAATGCCTACTCGGCTCATCCACTCGCCACTATCGCCCTGCCAGTTCTCGTAGCCCATAACATTGACAGAAGTGCATTTTGTTAATGACTTGTCTTTGTAATAGAAACCACCATAGGCTTCATTGTTAGGGTTGATAGTGTCTGTCATACCAAGCATATCGGTGTAACCGCAGGTAGATGCGGTATTGCCAGTGCCATAACCACATTGCTTTTGGCTATCTCGGCGACCATATTTGGCGTAGAACAGGTTGGCGACATCTTTGTGCATCTCGTAGTCGATAGTTTGAAAACCCTCGCCTCGTGCAGCCGCATACTCAATATACTCTCCTGCTGTGAGTCCATTGGTCGCTTTTACTCCGCTAATTGAGCGCATAACATCGTTCTCGTAGTTTGCCTCGTAGATTGCGCCCAAGAATTCTTCGTGGAATACCCAGTCGGGTTCTACGGCAGCAACACTTGTCGAGTAGCACTTTACGCAGTAATCGGCATAGAGATTAGTATCAATCTCCTTCGGTGCAGTAAAGTAGAACCAAACAGCACCTTCGGGCACTTCGGTAAACAAGTAGTCGCCATTAACAAAACCGTTGTTACTTGTCATCTTTATAATGCTGATAACCTTGCCATCTTCATCAGCAAACGCAGAACAATAAGTACCAGATGCAATACCTACCCAACGGATTATCTTTAACCCCTCAACATTTATCTTGTAAACATTGTAGGTGTCATAAGTCTTCAATCCGTCCTCAACATTTCCACCTTCAACAAGGTTCGTCATAGCCAGTCCCATACCATCGTGCTTGTCGAGGTCTGCCAAAGCAACCTTTACTGACTGCTGACCTGCATCCTGTGGCTCTGTGGCAAGCGAAGAGTAAGCGTGATACTTTAAGTTGTTGAGGTAATCGTTGATACCCTTATACCAGTATTCAGGCTCATACATAAAAACATCGCCCTCATCGGCTTTTGTTTCATCTCTATCGCCTTTCAAGTTCGCATCAGTACCATCATAGTATTTTGCACGATTAGTATCGTCAAGTTGGCATACAAGCATCGTCTTGTTGCCCTGATACTTTGCGAGTACAGCGTGTCGCTTTTTGAGGATTTCGAGAATGTAGCCACTCGGCTCAAAAGGAACTTCGTGCGTTTCATCAGAGAACAGATAACCTGTTTTGTTATCCATATTGCTGACATTTGCATCGTTCTCCTCGGTGTCATCAAAGCAAAGTAGTGTAAATTGCTGGTTGATAATTTGGAGGTAAGGATAGCACTCAACAATCTTGTTGTAATCCTCCTCTGCCATATAGCGAGTAAGGGTGTACTTGCCGATAAGTTCGGGTGCACCGTTCTTATTCTCTGCGCCTTTGAGATGCATCATATCCAACAATACTTGACCATCGCCTTCGAGGTCTATATCGGTTACACGAACATATTGCAATGAGTTGTTAGGAGTATTCATAATATCCTCCAATACCTTCATCGCATCGAGTTTCGGGCAACTTACAATGTTCACCGTTTGGATATTAGCATAGCCGTCAATAACGAGGTTTGCATAATTGAGGTTTGGCAATCTGTCGAACAGCAACTGCACAAGTGTTTCAGGCAAATGCATATACTTGACAATCGAGCCGACAGGAAGATTAACAGCCGTAATCTTTGAACCTTGTGCATACAATCGCTCCAATGCGCTACATCCAGTCAAGCCCAAAGAACTCTGCAAGGTCGGGCAGTTTACAACATTTATGCTACGCAACAACGGGTGAGTGCCGAGCGTAAGAGTTGCCAACTTACCAATGTAACCCTCGGTTTCGTTACCAACAACCAACTCTTCAAGCAGTTTGCACGCTCCCACAACCAGTGTGGTCGGATACAATGGCGACAAATCGCCAAGACTGCGAATGCGGTCTGCCTGATAGATGTATGTTTCGGTGTCGTTAGGCACACTATTGGCTGGGGCGGTAAAAGTGTGGCTTTCTCCCTCGCGCATCAAGCGGCTACTATAACCTGCATTGCCACTAAATCGGAAACCGAAGTACCAATCTTGCGCTGCCGTAACATTGACAGATACATTGTAAGGCACACTACTATCTCCATTAGTATTTGCACGAAGGTAAACACTGCTCTCTCGGTATGTGCCAGTGCATCGTTTAGAGTTGAGGTAAGCAAAACGCTCGTACAACATCCACTTGCGGTGCTCCTCTCGACTACCTTGTGCAATTTCAAGATAGTCTTGTGCACTGCCGTCCTCTTCCGATGCATCACCATAACTATCAATGTACTTATATTTGCCGTCCTCGTTATACACGGTTTCACTCCACATATCACTTTGCTGGGTGTTAAACCAGTACAAAGCGCGCTCGTAGGTAAAACCGCCCTGCGACACCATACGCTCGTAAAGCACATTCTTGTCTGCTTCAAGGTTGCGCTCTATGAGGTTCCATATCACGCTACTCTCGCCATTGAACACAAACTTGCCAAGAGAGTCCTTATCGTGTGGCTCTACATAAGGGTGGAACTGGTTTCTACCCTCGTTGTTGAGTCCGAGGATAGTATCGTTATCGTAGAATATCGGATAACACAAACCATCAAAGAAAGCCCACATCATATTCTTTGCGCCTTGGTCGGCACAAAGCAAACCTTCACGAATAAGGTCATAACTTAACAACGCCTCCTTGTGGAAATACTGCTGGTACTCCGCAACAAAGCGCGCGTCCATAGCCGCCTTTTCCTCCTCGGTCAAGTTCTCGTTCAAGATGTTAAGCGAAGACAGCCAATCGCAAATGCGTTTGAGCTGTTTAGGTACTCTGCCTTGTGCATAGTGCTTGAACATGTTGTCATTGTCGGGATAACGAGGTTCAAAAGCAGTAGCCCAGTATGGCGCGTGTTTCTTACCCTCTGCATCGGTAGGCAACCAATCATTGTCAAACCAATCGGGAATATCATCGCCATATACCTGCGTTTCAAAGTCGCTGGTATGGAATAGGCACATTGCGTTACCATTATTGGTAAACTCCCAACACTCTACATTGTTCTCCACGAGGTATCCCTCTGCAACCTTTGCAAGACCATCGGTAAACGAAAGATTGTCGCGGTTTGTCCAGTTCTTGTTGTATGCATCCCACAACCACAATTCGCCCTTGTCAATCCACGAGCCAGCTGCTGTGTCATACTCAACGAGGTGGCGATAATAGTTGTCGTCTGTATCATCGTCAATAAGATACATAAGGTACTCACCATCATCATCTGCCTCTTTAAGCGCATCGGCATCCGCTTGCAATTGCGCAAGAGTGCCACCATACAATAGGTAATCATCGCGGTTAATCATACCCTTGTTGTAGCCCGAAATCTTCTCAAATCCAAAAGTATCTTGCGTACTCTTGTCATTATTGAAGTTGTATTTACCTATAAATACACGAGGACTGGTTTCGCTCTCTTGGTGGAACATAAGGATAGGGAAACCGTTGATGGTAGTTCTCACGGTGCTATCTACCTTTTGCGGTGGCGTTTTGATATCGCTCTTTACAAGCACCTCGTTGATGAAGTTTGCCGCACCCGTGTTGTGGGTACCCGAACTCTCGGCAAAGTCCGCTTTAAGACAAAATGTCTTCACAGCCTTTTGTGGTACGGTATTACCCAATCCGTCAAGTCCTCGCAATGCATACTTGCTTGCAGTCGCTCCTGACTGGGTGTAAACAATATCTTCGAGGAACTTGAATTTCCAGTTCTTACGAGGATAGTATTGCGAAGATGTACCCTGCACATCATTCTGCGCCTTACCACAAGTAAAGGAGAATTCAGGATGCAATCTATCTTCATAGATAATCTTTGTATCCTTCTTCTTGTCGCCTTTATAAGAAGGCAAAGCACCAATAAATGTGATGCAAGGGATTTTCTCTACTACCTTGTCATACTCAATCTCCGTGTCAGCACTATCCTCGTTAAGGATATTGTTTTCCTCCAACTTTTGGAACATAACATCAGTATCGTCCATATCGGCAATGTAGTTGTCTATCATCTGTCGATATGCGAGTGCATTGTCATACACACGGATATTGTAGATGTCGAGTTCGCAGTCCTCGTTACCGAATGTTATACCAACAGGAGGGTTCTGCACAAAGTAGTCGCTGGTGTCATACTGAATGACATTACTCATAATTCCGTTAAGGAATAAGAATATAAAGCGTTGCTCCGCTACGCTCTGTATTACAAATCCTACACGAATACGCTCATTCTGCTTGAACTTGGTGCTTACCTTCTTTTTGAGTGCAGATTGCATATAGCACTCTTGGGCGTTGATAGCGAAACCAACAACACCCTGCAAGCAACTAATAAGAACTGCATCTTGGTCGTAGCAGTTGCTACTACTGAACTCAATCTCTATGGTCTTACCCGTGTTTTTGCAGTCCGAGGCAAACGGCATATATGGTATATGTACCTGTGCACCCTTTGCGAGGTGTAACGACACCAGTCCGTTGTCGTCGGGTTTCCATCCGCTTTGGTCGTCAAAACCGCAGTTGATAAACTCCGCCTTAACAAGATTGCCAGCCTCGTCAGTGAAACTCCAATCATCTTTGTTTGTCGCCGCATTACTTCTACCCGATGAACTCAAATAGAGTGCGAGGGCATCACTCTCGGCGTTGATTTGTGTTTCTGCCTCAGTTACGGTAACAATAAGGTCGCGCCTTGCAACACCGCAACGGATAGAGAAGGTGTATTCGTCAGCTGCCTTTGCTCGGAAACTCCAAGTTTGGCGACTGCGGTCAATCTCCATCGAGGTGTTTAACACATCATTGATGTAGATTTCAACAGCCGATGTTACACTATTAGGGTCATACACTGCAAATGGAATAGTGATAGTTTTGTACTGCTCCACTTTCTTTGCATTCCACTCGGTAGCAATAAGAATAGTGCTATTGCCACTTTGTGTAACCATAAGGTCGAAGTATAGCACATTTGATGTCAGCATTACTCCGTCCGAAATCTCTCGCTCGGCATATACTTCAAGGCTGTGTGCACCGTGCGACAATGCGTTGGTGTCGATTGTTTTAACGCTTGTTGCTCCCGAAGATGTGATTGTTTCGGTGTCCAGTGGTGCGCCATCCAACAAAAAGTTCACTACTTTCGTTCCGCTACCAGTTACCACATAGCGGAATGGGATAGCGGTGCCTTTCTCAGTGATAGTCGCCAGCGAGTAACTTGATGTGATATTCAATGTTACCACCGTCAGTTTGATGTACGCTGATTGTGCGATAATACCATCGTCAGCGGTTATCTTTACACGCACAGAGTTTGTTCCAACACTTAACCAACTGCCAACATCAAAAGAGTTGATGCCCTGAATAATATCTTTGCTCTCTACACTTGAACCATTAACAATAAGTTCAGCACGACCACCATACTGGGTATCTACATTGGTGTTGATATTGTAGTGTCGCCAAGTAAATTCTACCGCATAGGGGTCATTCTCTTTGAGAGTGCCCGACATACCGCTGTCAATTACCAATTCGATAGCAGTAGGGTTGGTGTTACCACCACCGCCTTCGGGGAGTGTTACAGAACTCATAATCTCACCCTCTGCGTCTGTTAGCGACAACTGGCGTGTTGAGGCATCTACGACCAAACCTGCGGCAAGACCTTTCTGAATGTTCTCAAACTCCTCTGTTACCGTTTGGTTAGCAATGGGATTTTGGCTCTCCTTGTCGAGTTGCTTATCTACGGTTACTTCGTATTCAAGTTCTACCGTACCTTCTCTATTAGGAGCAATTGGGTCGCTACCATTAAATGAGATTGCCTGTATTTCGGGGAACCAACAGGTTTCATCCGCCCAATCCTCAATCTTCGTTCCTACGAATTGCCAAGTCTGCCACTTGTTAGCGGCACTCATAAAGGTAATCTTACGACCTGATGTGCGCAATTCTTCGGGGATAGCCATTGCCGCAGTGCCTCGGTTGTAGTATCCCTCTGCCTTTGGCGCAATCTCGTTTACATTGACGATATTACCAGTTACGGCACCACCGCCATTACCGAAGTTTTTCCAGTTAGCGACATCGGAAATCTCTCCACCTTGATACTGCTTGCTCTCCCAGCCTCCCGAAGTTAGGTAAGTAAGGATAACGCCTCTTGCATTTTCATACCCCTGTAAAACAGCGGCTATTGTGTAATGGTTGCCAATAACAGAGTGGTTGAGAACGGCGGATAAATCCTCAAATACAATATCTTCATTTAGAAATTGGTTTACATTAAATATCCGACTATTGAGTCGTTCGGTAATTTTGCTTTGAAAATTGGTAAAATCTTTCTTTAATTGACTACCTTCTGTGCCAGGAAATGCCTGACCTGCGTTTGAGCCTAATTTTGTATTTAATGAGTTAAGATTATTAATCCCATTGTACATATAGATTTCATCCATACCGCTATCCATATATACATAAATTTTATCTTTATATGGTTTACCATCGGTATCGGCAAAATAACTTCTACCATTCCAATCGTGATAGTATATATCAGTACCAAAGGGATGAAGAAGAAATCTATTGTTGGTTGTATCGTATAATACTTCTCTACTATCATCTTCTAATGGTACAGGTACTATAAGTGTATCTGGTGCTACGATTGTTTCCACTTCATCAGCAATAAATCCCGAAAACCTCACCGTACGGTGCGCTATCTCCTCGTCTTTATTCAATCCGATAGTGGCAGCATTCTCGTTAGCGGAGGATTGTGCTGTTTGCGCCTCTTGCAAAGCCTCCTTAATACGAGTATCGTATGAGGTGAGGTCGAAGTTGCCAGCACCTCCACTCTCGCCTGTGGCTGTCCATACACCAGCCGTTACACAACGATACAATGGTGCAGGGATAGTATTACCAACCGCTGCCCATTGACCTACTTCGGGGTTTGGAATTGCAGTCTGCAATGCCTCCAAAGACTCAAACAGACCGCAGTTAGGCTGTTTGATACCTTTGGCTCGCAACATACCATCTATATCAAGGTCGCCTTTTACTCTTGCATCGCCCTCAATAGTAGCATCTTTCCCGATATGTAGATTTTTGTGAATATCAACATCGCCCTCAAAGGTTTTATTCTCCTTTGTGGTCGTTTCGGTAATGGTTGCAGCGTTTTCCCAAATTCGGTCATATTTATTCCAGCGATACTTCACACTCCCGATGGTAAGGTAGTCGCCCTCCTTGCCACCTTCGGGGTATCTCGCCCATACAGCATCAATACTGCTGAATGAACCTAAATTATTCAAGTCGCTCATTTCTGTAATTCATTACTGATGTTTAACAAAATAGTTGCTAAATCCGCCTGCCCAATAGTTAGGGCTACGAGGTACGCCGTATAGTACACTATGGCAGGTTTTAACTTATGACATAGTTCTATGTTGCCATCCTCGATTTTAGGGATTGGGATATATCTTGCTCTCTTAACATATACCTTATCGCCAGCAGCACAAGAATAAAATTCGAGTACTTGCCCGATAGGTCTTGTTACAATGGCTATGACAGGTTTCTGCGGACAACCACGAGCACCGGGAAAGCGGCTCTGTTGTCTTGCATATAATGGGTCGTCTTCTGTGATGGCAATAGAAACAGCCCTGTCCCAATCACTCATCTGAAAACTTACAAGGCGCATAAAATCATCGGGGAGATGAATATACCCTCCGCCTAATCCGACACGCTCATTCCACCCCACGCTATGCTCTATATCCTTGCCTCCCTCCAATAAGTGGAGAGGGGCACTGCTCTCAACAATACGGGCGGCATCGGCGATTTTACTCTCAATGAGTTCGTCCAAAGAGAGTGTGTCGATGTCGCCCGTGTCAAGTAGTTGAGTGCTGGTCATATTTTGGTCGAGAGCAATACGAATATCTTTCATTATTTCTCTTACCTCATATACCATAGCAATCAGTATTAGATACCCACGAACTCAATTCCATTATCGGCAGCTGCCTCCTCAATTGCTTTCTTGCTACGCAACTTGGTACGGCTAATGCCAAACTTCTCACTCAGATAATCTTTTGCATCGTCCAAGCAAGTGATGGTAATCTTTGTAACATTACCCTCTGCCTCGGTGGTGTTATCCTCCTCGGCATTAGAGTCGTCCATATCACTCTCCGTAGGATTGATAGGAGTGTTGTCGTCCGCCTTCTTATCCTCGGCATTGTTGTCCTCGGCATTGTTGTCCTCGGTAGGGTTAGGGGGCGTAGCAGGCTTTGTGGTAGCCTCTACTTTCACAGGTGTAGCAGCCTTTGCCTTCTTGACAGCGGTCTGTTCTGTAAAAGTCTTATCCTCCTTAAAGAGTTTGCCGAATTTGTGGTGCTTTTCAAGAGCCTGTTGCAGGTTCTCGTCATCTGTGTAAAAGACACTACCACCACCAGTCAGCGCAGAGAATGTGATGTGCGCGCTTGCCTTATCGGAAACTCTTACCGAGAGGCTGATGTGCGATTTTGCGATGTATTTTTTCTTTGCCATATTATTGGTATTTTTAATTTGTTCTATAAAAATGGGGGCAGGCGTTTTGCCCGCCCCCTACGGATAACCTATGAACATCACATCAAAAGGAGGTGTGTGAAAAGGTGCAATGCTCAATAGGAATAGGTGGTCTGTTATCCGATTATGCTGCCTTGGCGAGTCGCATACGAGCGTGTGCCTTTGCGTAGCGGAGGTACAAGCAAGCAACCTCCTGAATAACTACGGCATCGGTATTGCGTACACCTGCCTTCTTCAAATCGAGGATATTACGGCTCCACGAGAGGTGTGTCTTCTTGGTAAGATACTCAGGGTCCATTGCGAAACCGCAATCAGACATTCCATTAGCATCGAACAACTCGTGGTGGATAGTAAGAACCTCGCCAAAGTCGGTATCCCAGCTCTTGAACTTCAAGTTCCAAACCTCTACGGTGTCCTTCAAGCGGAATTTCTCAGACTTAATCTTCGAGAATGCCGAGAGCATATCCGAACCACAGAACATAATCTTGCGCTTATTACCGATACCCGTACCAACAAAGAGGTCTTTGGTAATATCAACAAGGTTCTCGTCCGAGATAACGGCACACTTCTTCTCTGCATCCCAGTCGCCAACCTCGATGTCCTTACCAGCCATATACCAAATACCGCCAGTGAACCAAGTTGCCATACCATTCTTTGTGGTGTGGTAAATCTTATTCTTCACTCCAAACAAGTAGGTGTTCTCCTGCGAGAGTCGCATATCGTAGATGCCGTCCTCCTCAATATCGCTGAACGACCAATCAACCTCTTTTGCGGCAATCTTGTCGAAAGTGGACTGCTCAACCTGAATCATAAAGTTTTGGCAGTACTGGATTTCAGCGGTAGGAATGTTATTAAAACGACCAGTCTGTACATCCAACTCACCGCACGCCTTACCCATACGCACCAATGTGGTACCAGCAGGGATAGCAGGAAGCCAAATTGCCTGTTTCTTGCTGTCCAAGTTGCCATTTACAGCATAGACAGTAGGCATTGAGGTGCTGTCGTTTCGTCCGCATACACACAATACGAGGTCAGGAGCATTCTCATCATCTGCATCGTAAGCGTTGCCCTTCTCGTCATACTTACCCTTAACACCTACAACACGAATGGTATCATCAAGCGTGAACATATTAGGGTCATCGACCTCCAATGCAACACTTGCGCCCGATGCCTGTGCGGAAATATCGCCAGTGGTCTTGCACGAAATAGGACGGGTACCCACGCTGTAATACTTAACCTCGAAAGAGTCGCTATGTTGCGCCTTTGCGTGTCGGCTAATCTGGTCGACAGGCGTTGCCATAGGTCTAATCTTGGTAATGCGCTGGTCAATGTCCTTTGTGTAAAATTCGGGGTCGCCGTTCTCACGACCAGCCGACTCGGTTGCGATACCATCGTTGCCTGCACCATCGCCAACACTTGCGCCAGCGGCGGTCTTACCAGCATCAGGCAGTTCAGAGGCGTTAGCCATCATCACACCCGAAGTTGCTCCAAATACAATTGCAAGGAGCGTGAGCATTAAGCCCAACATCTTAAAAGATGCATTCTTCAACTTCTTCATAGTTTACTCTTTTTTTTGGTTTGACTTTATGTTAATTGCTTGCTTTAATGCGCTTCTCGTTACCACGCTCCCAAATAGTCTTGTTGTTGTCGCCCAACTGGTCAAGAACACCGAGGGAAGGTGCGCTTTGATGTTTAGGCTTACTGCTCTTGCCGTCAAGCGATGCAGTGCCATCTCCGCTTTTCTTCTTGCGCAGTTTCTCCTCAATCTTGGTGTTGCGTCCCTTAACCTCGCCCTCGTGCGATGCTTGTGCAACATCGGCATCGTGGTTTAGTGCTTTGCGTGCCATCTCAATTGTTTCAGGAGCAAACTTACCCATCACACCATCGCGTACAATAGTAATGATGAACTGCATAATCTTGTCTATCTCATCATCGCTCACGCCCTGTTTCTCCTGCATCTCTTCGAGATAAGAAAGCGATGCGGCGAGATTAGTTTGGTATGCCTCCTCATACTCCTTCTCCTTTGCAACACGCTCAACAAATTCCTTTTGAGCAGCTGCAATCTCCTCTTGGCGTTCAGGGTCGTCAATAGCCTCTTTAATCTCTGTGCCGAACTGACGAATAAGACCGATTGTAGGGTCTTCACCATTGCGCCAGTTCATCAAGAAAGATGCGGCACGAGGGTCGGCTGTAAACATATCGGAGAAAGTGCGCTCTCGCTCCTTATACTCTGCAAGTTGCTTGTCGTAATCATCGTAATCATCGTTGATTTGACCGAAAAGCGCATCGTCGTCCTCAAAAACTTTATCGGGATATTTTCCCTTCATTCTCTCCAACGCTAAATCGCGTTTTGTTTTAACGGGGTTGTTATCAGTCTTTTCCATTCTGCGATAGTTTTTAGAATTTCTTTATTGGCAAATATAGGCGTTAAAAACTGCTCCAATCTTTTATTTATTAACTCGCGTAATTCATAAATTTACAGAAGAGTTACTTGCTCATTTATTGAAAGTTATGAAACATCGCGGTTGCAAATGCGAGTACGCAGAAGAGCGAAATAATGACCTTATGCGTGCGTACATAGAAGAAATCGAGTCTTGCGATAATATAGTATTGCCGCAAGTATTCAGCCGCATTGTCAATAAGCCGTCAAAGCGTTTTTGGGTAAGTGCCGAAAGAGCTGCAATAGTAGTATCAAGTATGATGCGTGGCAATAGACTGACTTCGATGTCATACTCCACACGCAAAGAGATGTTTTATGAAATATATCGTCGTGTTGTAGAACTCAAAGAAAAATATCCAACGAGGTCTATTTACGAACTTACTTGTCAGGTGGTATTGGAACCTGCTCCTAAATTCTACTTAACTGCTGGCTCTGCAAAGGTTATTATTCATAGAACTAAAAAACGATGGTACGAGAGAAGAATGCAAAGATTGCAACGCTTGCACTGTCAGCGGTAGTCTTTATTATATATCTACTTGATGTCGATGCCTCAAATGTCGGATTGTATGCTGGCGCACCGTGGCATCATAGATTGTTGTATCATTTTGCTCACGCATCATTCCTTCACGCTTTAATGAATATATGGTGCTTGCTGTGTGTGGTTTTTAAGTTTGATGTGTCTTTATGGACTTTGCTTACGGCATTTGCGGTGGCAACACTATTCCCCATAGATACATTGCACAGCATATTTCCAAACGACTGCTTTTCAATCCCCACTATCGGACTATCAGGCGTATGTTATGCTCTTATGGGCTACATTGCATTTATGGTGCAACGCAAAGTATATTACCACTCGTGGTTAGCGTTTTACATCGCCATTGGTTTTATTATCCCTAATGTGAACGGCTGGATACACCTTTATTGCTACATAGTAGGTCTTGCAGTCGGGTACCTAAATAAGCCTATCAAATGTTAGATGCGGTAAAAAATATCCTTGCCGAAAATGCGAGGCGTCTTGCCGTTATCAATGCTCCGTTCAATCCATACACAGGTGAGGGCGCAGTAGGAGAGCGCACAAAGGTTGTCATTAAGGATTTCCCAATCCCAGTACAATGGCTACCCAATGAGATGTTGGAATACCCTCTCGTTAAGAAACTTATCAAATATGGCTCTGTGCAAGAGTTCCTTGAAAAAGAACTCAAAGTAGAAAACACCGAGGAGGATAGGTTGAAAACGATTGATGCGTTTGTTCGCATTCGTATCAAGGAGGATTTCTGCTTTTGGGCTGCTACCTATGTATATATCAAAAATAAAGGTGGTGGCGAAGATGTCTTATTCGTCCTAACTCGTCCTCAAAGGCGTTTTGTTCGCAAGTTAGAGAAACTGCGCAGAGCAGGTAAGCCGATACGATTAGTATTGCTTAAAGCAAGACAATGGGGTGGTTCTACCACATCGCAGTTGTATATGGCGTGGTTGCAACTTGTGCATCAAACTGGTTTGAACTCTCTTATCATTGCGCATCAGGGTACTGCATCCGATGAAATTAAGGATATGTTTGACCGAATGATTAAAGCATATCCTGTCGAACTATTACACGATATTGGCGAGGCTTACAACGAGAATGAACCAAAGTTGGTAGGTGTTGGTAAATCGGGCGCAATTCATCGAGTGCCACAGCGAAATTGCAAGATTAAACTTGGTACTGCTGAACGCCCCGACTCGTGTCGTGGTGGTGATTATAACCTTGTGCATTGCTCCGAGGTCGGTATATGGAAGAAAACTGACGGAAAGCGTCCCGAAGATATTGTGCGCTCAGCCTGCTCTGGCATTCTCTTGAAACCATATACAATGATTGTGTATGAGTCCACTGCTAATGGTACTGGTAATTTCTTCCAGCGAGAATATGATGCAGCCAAGAAAAAGCAATCGCAGTTTGAGGCTATGTTTATTTCGTGGTTTGACATTGACCAATACTCTGCTCCTATTGAGGATATAGAGGCATTTGCAAACTGGCTTTACCTCAATAGAAATAATGATAATGCAAACTCTAACCGTGAGGAGAGTGGCAAATATCTATGGTGGCTGTGGGAGCGTGGTGCAACATTGGAGGCTATAAACTGGTATATTCAGGAACGCTCAAAATATACTGACCACGGACAAATGGCATCAGAGTATCCGTCTGATGATGTTGAGGCGTTTGTGCATTCAGGCGCACGAGTCTTTGATAAATATAAGGTTGAATTGTTGCGACCTATGTGTAAACCTCCGCGATATATTGGAGATGTTTATGGCGATGGTGATGAGGGCGAAGATGCCCTACTCAATCTACGGTTTGCAGAAGACCATCAGGGGCAGTTTTGGATATGGGCATTGCCCGAAATAGATGACGACATAGAAATTACAGACCGATATTTGGTTGTTGTGGATATTGGTGGTCGCTCAAAAGATGCAGACTGGTCTGTAATTACCGTAATTGACCGTTTGTTTATGATGGACGGAGGTTTGCCGTCTATCGTTGCACAATGGTATGGTCATATAGATATGGACTTGTTGGCGTGGAAATCTGCACAGATAGCTGCTTTCTATGATGAGGCATTGCTCGTAATTGAGAGTAATACGGCAGAAACAAAAGATAAGGAGCGTAATGTTGATGGCGACCAGTCGCAATATATCCTCAATCGAGTAAAGGGCGTTTACAATAACCTTTACGCTCGTAAGCAGAGCGAGGACGACATCATTAACAAGGTGCCTAAAAAGATTGGTTTCCATACTAATATAGCAACTAAACCAATGGTTATATCGACACTCGTTAAGGTTATCCGTGAAACTTTGTATGTAGAACGCGATGAAAGATGTCTTGATGAGTATCTGACATACGAAAAAGTTGGTTCGCAGTACGGTGCTATTTCAGGCAAACACGATGACTTGTTAATGACTCGTGCCATAGGTTTACATATTTGCTACAATGAAATGGAGTTGCCAACAGAAAAGAAGCGCATTCACAATACAAATAGACCAAGAGCAGGCAGAATTATATCAGCTGCAACAATTTAAGTATAACCTATAAATAGTAGATGTATGAATATTTTTAAGAAATTTAGAGCATTTCTGCGTTTCCGCGAGGCGGTAAAACTGGCAGACCAAGCACACGCAAAGAACCACCATCGGTTTTATGTATTGCCAACCAAGGACGGTAAACTGGTTGTTACGGATAGAAAGAACTTTCGAGGGTTAAGGCGCAAAGGCTACATATCGCGCGATGCGAAGGTGCCCGAACTATCTACGCATAGCATTTACCACACAGGCGATGCGCGAGGATTAGGAGGTGTGTTACCTGAATATCTCCGAGAGAAATTCAATGACTACATTAAGTATTTGAAGAAACAGGAGAAATGACAAGGGAGAGGCATCGCCTCTCCCCATTGTTTTATGCTGCCATCTGCGGATGTCGCAACATCTGATGTGCTTTGTTTACTGCACCCATATTTGCGCCTTGTTGTACTTGCGCCATAAGTTGCGGAGAAATACCATCGACCTGCTCTCCTCTTTCGAGTTGCTCTTGCTGGCTTTGTAAACTTTGCAATAACTCGTCTGCAAATGGGAAATCTCCGTGTTGCAGGAGGTGTTGCAATGAAATCTGACCATTACGCCAAATCTCCATAAGGAATTCGTTAGCCATCTGTCGATATGCAGGTGTTGCAGTACTCTCTACAATGCTCAAATCAAACTCCACATCTCGTATCTTCTTCGGGTCATACTCAATTTGTGCGCCGTTCTTGCCAGCGATATTGAACACGCGCTTGCTATCGTAATACTGCTGCATATTCTTGACATCCTTATATGCTGCATCAATGATGAACATAGAGAAACTATCAAGCAAATCAAGTAACGATGTGGTTGCGTTTTGCGTCTGTTGATTGTATAGACTTGCACTCATACCTG